GCTGAATATTTGTTTTTAGGAAAACTACCCTTACCAGATAGTCTTAATGATTTGATTATCTTCTTACCAACTTGATCTGAATTTTTAATAAGTTTAGATTTAAATTTAGGTCCACCTGCAGCGGATACTATGACCTTTTCCATGTCATATGCAGCTGTAGTGTCTCCCTCGTTAAGTTGTGTATATTCCTTAAATCCCCTCATCATTACTCCCATTTATATACTAAAGTAACTATTTAGTCAAGGAGAAACTTAGGAAGACCACCATTTACCTTCCATATCTGATTTTTATTGTGCCAATCTGCAAATTCTTTTGCTTTTTCTCTAAATTCAAAGGTTTTAACAACCATAGGCTTACTGTGTAGAGAGCAAATACCTTGTATTACTTCAAAAATATATTTCTTATTTTTCTTTCTAGTTTTAACAGTATATTCTAGATTAGAATTGGAAGTCTTGGAACTTCTTGTATTTTTCCTCGGCGCTGTCTTCTTGCGTTTCTTTAAGGTTATGTTCGACATATTTGTTCTCCTTTGGTTGTATTAAGTTTTGTGCTTGTTGTTCAATATCAAACAGTTTCATTCTTGTACGGTCTACACCAATCATAAACTTTCTATTCATGGTTGGATCGTTATATCTGTTCTTTAATTGTTTGACAAGCATTTGCCCTGCCTTTTCTAGTTCTTCACTAGAGATCAACGCAAACATAAAGTCTGCTGTTGCTGGAAGCCCGAAGGATTCAGAGGTGTCCTCTAAACCTATGTCTGTTGAAACGAAACCTGATCTGGTCGTTTGTGTTGCCGTTACGATAGGCACATCTAATTCTACAGCCAAACCTCTTAGTTCTTCAGCAATTGCTTTGATATAGGTATAACTGTTAATATTAGAACCTGCCTTAAATCTTGATGAGGCACATATATTAATATAATCAATAAAAATAATATCTGGTTTGAAAGTTCTTTTCAATGCCAATTCATTTACTAAGGCACGATAATGATTTGCACCTGCACTAGCAGTTGGATACTCTTTAATAATTAGTGTGCCAGTAGTTTTAGATTGTAGTTGTGTAATCTTATCATTGAATAATTTTTTATTCAACATATGTAAATCTTCCATAGAAATATTAAGTAAGTTTGCGTCTATTCTTTCAGCAATTCTTTCCTCTGCCATTTCCATAGTGATATACAAAACATTTTTGTTTTGTGCCAATGCACTTGCAGCTTGATGACACATGAATAAAGTTTTACCAACACCTGTACCTGCTAATGCAACATTGAGAGTTTTAGTTGGTAAACCACCTTTTGTAACTTTGTTGAAATAGTCTAGATCAAAAGGTATTTTAGTTTCTCGTTTATGGTAAAAGTCAAATCGTTTTTCTATATCGAGTAAATAATCGTGCCCCACAGCATTATCAAAACTAACAGACAAAGCGTCACGGAGTATTTCTGGTATTGCTTCTTGGGTATGTTTTTTATCTTTACCATCTAATATATGTATACCTTCCATAACTGCATTATGAACAGCACGATCTTTACAAAATTTTTCTGTGGTATTGACTAACCATTCTAGGTCAACATCTTCAGGATTAAGAGAAGTTATAAGAGATACTATTTGTTTGTATTCATCTTCATTCAGGTCTTTACGTTTACCAAGGTCTATTTGTAGAGTTTCTTTTGTAGGTCGTTTATTGTATTGAGAAATAAACTTTTGTATTTCTGTAAATACTACACGCTCACTACGGTCTTGAAAATACTCTGGTTTAAGAAAAGGTAAAACTTTTCTCGTATAGTCTTCGTTATGTATTAGATTCCTGAGAGCTGTTCTCTCTATCTTCTCCGCTGTTACCATCTTTTTCCTTTTCTATTTCAATCGTTAATATATCACCAATCGTGTTAATAAAGTTATCTGACTTTGTATCCACATCATTAGGATTTTCGTGAACATCATACTCAAACTTCAATCTTAACTTTTCATCTTCTTCAATAGGCTTTACTTTTCCGTAAGTATAAACTATGTCTTTATATTCACCATCAATAATTTGAAAACCCGTTTGTTCAAATCTTGGGTGTTCAACATAACTATACTTCGGGATTGCCATATGAATATTCTTTTTTAGCCGCTTCGTCTATTTGTTGTAATATATCATCTGTAAAATATTTTTCAGGTTCATTGTAAATAGTTTTTGCATATTGTTTTGAACCATCTGGTAACTCAATTCTTGTTGATACTTGTTTGAAAATATTATACTTACACGCTAAGTCTAGTAAACCATAATATTTATCTAAACCCGTTTCGTATCGTAATCTCACATCAACCATCATGTTCTCTTTTGATAATCTGGACTTTTGTGTTTTGCAATGTATTATATTACCAATAACCTCTGTACCATCTTTCTCTTTTTTCTTTGAAAGATACACAATTGTTGAGGCAGCATATTTTAAACCAGAACCACCACCCATTTCTTTTGTAGGCATATATGCACCCACAACATCATAAGTGTGATTAGTAATAACCATTGGCACTTTTGCACGACCTAGTTTTAAAGTTAACACTCTAAACGCAGCCTTTAACACTTGTGCCCTAGTCATATCTCTAGTTTCCTTACCATCTGCTGTATCTTCAACCTCTTTAGTAGTTGATAACATACCTAAACTATCTAAGACTAATAAGATAGGTTTTCTATCTGCTTCATTTTGTTCCATGTACTTGTCTAGTACAGTTAAGGATTGTGTTCTAAATTCTTGTACTGTTGTTACAGGCATGATAACCATACGTTCACTATCAATACCTCTGTCTTCAATTAATTGTTTTGTTAATGCACTTTCACTCTCAAAGTAAATAACACCTGCGTCAGGATTATTATCTAAAAATGATTTACACATACCTAATACAAAAAATGTTTTACCTGTTGCACTTTCACCTGCAATAGCAGTTATTTTGTTTGATGGTATACCACCATGAATACTACCTGACAGTAAGGCATTAAACATATGAGAACCTGTGTTGATAAAAGTATCTACATCACCTGCCTCAACACCTTCGCTTACTAAACTGGCGTATTCGTTTCCTGTGTCTTTAATTATTTGTTTCAGAAAGTCTGGCATTGTCATTCTCCTTTTGTTGTTTCTGTATCATCATTTGTAATTTATCATATATCTTTCCAACGGTTGTACATTCTTCAGCACGAATACTACCTCGTTGTAAAGACGCTTGTATTATTTTAATTATAGTAGCATAATCTGTTACTGTTAGATTTTGTTCGTCTAGTTTTTCCATAAGTTCTTTCATTATATCAGGTCTCCTATAGTTTGTCAAGGACTTTATCATATATAGAATCCGCTATTGCTTTCATCATTAACGGTGGTACCATTCTACCTATTCTTTCTGCCCTTTGATTCCATTTACCGGTTAGAATAAAATCATCTGGTAATGATTGTATTCTTTTCAATTCACCCAAAGTAAGTTTTCGTGGTTCGTTCCAATGAAACGCTCCAGCATTTGTTTGCCCACTACCCATTGCTGTCAATGTAGGTGCTGGTGCAAATTGTGATACTCGTTTTAAATTAAAATGATGACCCTTTGGATGATAGTCACCACCAGTTAAAACTTTGTCTGGATCGTTAGGCATTTTACTACCTGTATCTTTCCAGTATGCTGTATTCACAAATTTTTCTGTTAGTTCTTTTACTTCTTCAGGATCGTATTCCAATCCTTCTAATGCTTCTTTTAAAGGTATAACTTTATTATTTGGTTCAGGAAAAACATTTTGTATTGTCATAAAATTTAATCCAACTTTTTCTGTAATATCGTTTCTTATACCAATAAAGATAACTCGGGTTCTTGTTTGAGATACACTATAATCTTTACTATTCATTACTTGTGAGCAAACATCATAGCCTATCTTTTCAAATTCATTTAATATTTTATTATAATATTCTTTTGCTTCACCAATCGTTAGACCAGCAACATTTTCTGCAACAATAACTTTTGGTTTAATATCATTTGCTACTCGTAGAAACTCAAAAAATAAATCTTCAATGTTTTCTACCATCATACCATCAGAGTATGATTTAGTCTTTCCCCAACCATCAGAATGTTTACCACCTGATGAATGAGATAGTTTACCTGCCACACTAAATGCACTACAAGGTGGCGAACCATCTAGTATATCTATATCAGTTGTACCTGCAATATCTAAAAAATCTTTACCAGATAATTTTTTTATATCACCAGGTAGTATTGGTGTGTCTGGATAATTTTCTCTATATGTATTTTGTGCTTCTTCAACAAACTCATTAATACATAAAATTTTAGCACCTGCAAGTCTGTAACCTGTAGATGAGCCACCTCCACCTGCAAAGGTAGAGATAACATTAAATCTTTCTCGTTTACTGGATTCTATAACGTCTTTTAAAT